GGAGCCCTAGCTAGCGGAGGTTATGCCAACAAAATTTTTTTATATAATAAATTGCCGACATGACCTACAATCGCAAAATGCTATCTCTACACTTCACACCCCGCGAAGTCCGCGCCACCGAGTCGCGATTGTTGCGCGTCTACGAAGCCGCGCGTCTAGGTCTGTCAAACAACGCTTTGGCAATTCGTGCCGGCATGATGCCCGAAGAGTTTCGCAAACTTTGCCAGCTAGACCCCGTAGTGGAAATGGCGGTCGAACAAGGCCGTGCGGATTCAGAAGCCGAAATGTCGCAAGTCGTACGCGCAGCCGCAATGATGGGCGACGCTAAGATGGCGTTGGAGTTCTTAAAACACAAACACGATTGGGTGGCCAAACAACAAGTGCAGGTGGACGTGACGCAACAGATCAGCATCATCACAGCACTCGAGCAAGCCGAACAACGGTTAACTATAGATATGGAACCCACGGATGCAAACGACACAGTACAGCGCCGCCGAAGAGATGCGCCTAATGTCAGCGCTTTGGTCACCCAAGATCAAGGATGACCCACTAGCGTTCGTACTTTATGCGTTCCCCTGGGGTCAGAAAGGCACCCCGCTAGAACATTTCTCGGGCCCACGCAAATGGCAGCGCGAAGTGCTGTCCGACCTGACCGCACACATTAAGCAGAATGGAGGCAAGGTTGACTTTGACACCTTCCGCATGGCGACCTCAAGCGGGCGCGGTATTGGCAAGTCAGCCCTAGTGTCATGGCTAACCTTATGGATGCTCTCCACACGGATTGGCTCGACTACCATCATCTCAGCTAACAGCGAGTCGCAGCTACGCTCAGTCACTTGGGCGGAGATTACCAAGTGGCTTGCCATGAGCTTAAACAGCCATTGGTTTGAAGTCAGCGCGACACGGCTCATGCCCGCTAAGTGGATCACCGAGTTGGTTGAGCGTGACTTAAAGAAAGGCACACGCTATTGGTCGGTGGAAGGACGGCTGTGGTCAAGCGAGAACCCTGATGCGTACGCGGGGGTTCACAACTACGACGGCGTGATGGTGATCTTTGATGAGGCCTCCGGTATTGACGACGCTATTTGGGCAGTCACCGCGGGCTTCTTTACAGAGAACACGCCAAACCGCTTTTGGTTGGCGTTCTCGAACCCAAGGCGCAACACCGGCTACTTCTACGAATGCCACAACTCCAAGCGTGACTTTTGGAACACTAAGATTGTGGATGCGCGTACGGTCGAGGGCACCGACAAGGCGGTGTATCAGCAGATCATCGACGAATACGGCGCCGACTCTAGTCAGGCGGCCGTCGAGGTCTACGGTGACTTCCCCTCGGCGGGCGATGATCAGTTCATATCATCATCGATCGTGGATGAAGCCATGCGTCGGCCACGGCTCAAAGACCTGTCCGCCCCCATTATTGTAGGCGTTGACCCTGCACGGTTCGGTTCTGACTCGACTGTCATCGCAATCCGCCAAGGGCGTGACATTATTGGCATCAAACGCTTCAAAGGCGACGATACGATGACCGTGGTGGGCCATGTAATCGAAACAATCGAAGAATATAAGCCCGCATTGGTCGTGATCGACGAAGGCGGTGTGGGCGGCGGGGTGGTAGACCGGCTAAAAGAGCAGCGGTACAAGATTAGGGGGGTCAATTTTGGAAATAAATCAAAAAATCCGCTAATGTATGGTAATTTAAGGGCACAAATGTGGGGTGATATGCGAAATTGGTTGAAAACCGCGTCGATTCCTAGTGACAGGATACTTAAAACTGATTTAATATCACCAGTAATGAAGCCGGATTCTAAAGGTACGATCTTTTTAGAGTCTAAGAAAGACATGAAGGCGAGGGGCCTAGCCTCGCCTGATGCAGCAGATGCTATATGCGTGACGTTCGCATTCCCTGTCGCGCACCGTGAGTACGCAGAACCTAAAAGTCGCAACTATTCGCCGCAAGGCGCACAAACTTCTTGGATGGGAGCCTGAAATGCCTAATACACAACCAATTGGTGTCGCGTTCGCTGACCCCGAGTTCACAACAATGTACGCAAGCCAAGAGATTGGTTATGCAACCGCCGCCCAAGGCACGGTCACTCAAGCAACAAGCAAATCTACTGGCGTGACGCTCAACAAGTCAGCCGGTCAGATTACGATGGACGCAGCATCACTTGCTGCAACCACCAACGTCACTTTTACGCTGACCAACAGCTTGTTGTCAGGTAAAGACGTACTGATCTTAAACGTGTCGGGCGCAGCTACCGCTGGCGCTTACAACTGTTGGGTGTCTAGCATGACCGCAGGGTCGGCAACCGTTACGTTGCGTAACATTAGCGCGGGTTCGCTTTCAGAAGCCGTTGTCCTTAACTTTGTAATTGTTCATTGCCCATAATGCTTAGACCACTACACGACAACATTGCAGTACGCCCTGACCCGTTTGTGCAAAGCGGGCTGATTATTATGCCCGAGGAAGACACCCGCACAGGCGTGGTTGTGGCAGTCGGGCCAGGCAAGAAAGACTCCAAACGGCCCTTAATGGTTGCCGTAGGTGATCATGTCATGTACAGCGGTACAATTGACCGCAAGTATGAAGATTTGATCCTGATGAAAGACAAGGACGTAATCGGATTGGTATGAAAGACAAAGACATCATAGAAACCGCATTGCATCGCATGACAATGGCGATCGCCGCCTATTCTGATAGCCGTGAGGATGAACTAGATGATCTTCGATTCTACGCAGCAAGTCCGGACAATCAGTTCCAATGGCCAGCCGACGTACTCGCTACGCGAGGCTCAGTTCAGGGCCAAACAATTAACGCTCGACCTTGTCTTACCATTAACAAACTCCCCCAGCACGTCAGACAAGTCACCAACGACCAACGCCAAAATCGACCAAGCGGAAAAGTAATCCCCGCTGACGACAAGGCTGACATTGAAGTCGCCGAGATTTTCAACGGCATGGTGCGTCACATTGAGTATATGTCCGACGCGGACGTTGCATACGACACCGCTTGTGAAAATCAAGTGGCGTACGGTGAGGGCTACATTCGGTTGCTGACCGAGTATGAGAGTGCCAATTCGTTTGATCAGAACATCAAGATCGGGCGTATTCGCAACAGTTTCAGCGTCTACATGGATCCGACCATCCAAGACCCGTGTGGCTCAGACGCACAATGGTGTTTTGTGACCGAAGACTTAATGCTCGAGGACTTTGAGCGTATGTTTCCGGATGCACAACCTGTGTCCTCGCTCCAGGCGCAAAGCGTGGGTAACGAATCCTACGCCCCTTGGTTAAGCGTAGATACTATTCGGATTGCCGATTATTACTACGTCGAGCATGAAAAAGCTACGCTAAACCTCTACTACGGCAACGTAAGTGCCATGAAGGGCTCGCCTGAAGATCAGCAAATGGTTCAGATGGGTATGAAGCCGATCAAGAGCCGTTTGGTTGACATCAAAAAGGTCAAACATTGCAAGATTAACGGCTTTGAAGTGCTTGAGCATAACGATTGGGCAGGTGATTGGATTCCGGTTGTGCGCGTGGTTGGTAACGAATTTGAGATTGACGGACGCATTCATGTGTCGGGCATTGTTCGTAATGCCAAGGATGCACAGCGGATGTACAACTATTGGGTAAGCCAAGAGGCGGAGATGCTTGCTTTGGCGCCCAAAGCACCGTTTATCGGCTACGGCGGGCAGTTTGAAGGTTACGAAACCCAATGGAAAACAGCCAACACGACCAACTGGCCTTACCTTGAAGTTAACCCTGATGTGACCGACGGCGCGGGTGGTACATTGCCCTTGCCACAACGCGCGCAACCCCCTATGGCGTCAAGTGGCTTGCTGCAAGCCAAAGCGGGCGCAAGCGACGATATTAAGTCAACGACAGGGCAATATGACTCTAGCCTTGGTGCGACCTCTAACGAGCGTTCAGGCAAAGCTATCATGGCGCGCGAGCGTCAGACTGATACCGGCACTTACCACTACGTTGACAACTTAGCGCGCGCCATTCGTCACATTACCCGTCAGATTATTGGCTTAGTGCCTAAGATTTACGACACGCAGCGCGTGGCGCGCATTATGGGCGAGGACGGTGAGCCTGACTCAGCCAAGATCGACCCTATGCAGCAAGAGCCGGTCAAACGAATTGTTGACCAAAACGGGTTAGAAATAGACAAGATTTACAACCCTGGCGTTGGAACGTACGACGTGATGGTCACCACCGGCCCAAGCTACATGACCAAACGCCAAGAAGCGTTGGAGTCTATGGGTCAATTACTCCAAGGCAACCCACAACTGTGGGCGGTTGCGGGCGATTTGTTTATTAAGAACATGGATTGGCCTGGCGCGCAAGAGATGGCTAAACGCTTTGCCAAGACCATTGATCCTAAGTTGATGGACGATGGCGACAAAGACCCAGCCTTGCAAGCCGCCGAGCAGCAGATGCAAGCGATGGCTCAAGAGATGGAGCAGATGCACACCATGCTGCAAAACGTGTCTAAGTCTATGGAAGCACAAGACATTGAGCGCAAAAACTATGAAGCGCAGATCAAAGCCTTTGATGCTGAAACCAAACGTATCTCAGCCGTACAAGCCGGTATGACTTTTGAGCAGATTCAAGACATTGTGATGGGTACGGTTGCAGCCGCAATGGACACGGGCGATCTGATTGGTGGCGCACCGCAGCGTCAGCCATTTGAGATGCCTATGGAACAGCCACCTATGGATCAAGGCATGATGCAACCCCCTATGGATCAGGGCATGATGCCGCCTGACCAAGGCATGATGCCACCTGAACAGATGCAACCGCCCCCAATGATGGAGCAGCCACAATGAAGTGCAACGATTTCGTAGGGATGTTTTTCCTAGCGCGCGACGTAACCCATTCGGTACATTTGAACACTCGCAGCTACGCCAAACATAAGGCGTTGCAAAAGTTCTATGAAAATATCATCGACCTAGCTGACGGGTTTGCAGAGGCGTATCAAGGTCGCAACGGCATGATTGGTGCAATCACTTTGCAATCATCTAAGAAAACCACCAACGTCACCGAGTTTTTGGAAGATCAACTTGAAGACATTGAAAAATATCGCTACGAAGTATGCGGCAAAGATGATTCAGCTTTACAGAATTTAATCGACGGAATCGTCGAATTGTATCTTTCTACTTTATACAAATTGAAGTTCCTTTCGTAAGGCATATCATGGCAAATTACACCTACATCACGGCGTCTAAACAGATCAAAGTCGGTGCTGGCAAACTCAGAGGCATCTTTGTAAGTTCTGCTTCCAGTACGCCTACAATCACCATCTATGACGTGCAGACCGGCACCGCCACCACAATGGTCGGTGTGTTTACACCCGTTGGCGCGACCTTTTACCCTTTTGGCTCTTTAGACGGGGCATTTTTTAACCAAGGGTTAAACGTGGTGATTAGTGGTACGGTCGCTGCAACTGTCATCTACGAATAAAGGGTTGCCATGAGCCGCTTAATTTTTGATGCCGAT